AGAATTTCATTTAATAGGTTGCAACAAATATAGAAAAAAATATGTATTGATTAATATTTAACATTATGTTTATAAACATAAGTTAGCCCCGACTACACTTAGTCGAGGCTCATTCTTTTTGGAGTATATAACGTATTGTCTCCCATTCTCGAAAACTAGCAACTTTTCCGTAGAGAGATGATACAACAGACATCCACGTCTGTATACAAATATACTATTATTTTTTTAATTTGAATACTATTCGCCCTATTATTATCAGAATAAACAAAATTATAATTCCAAATGACCACCCGCCCAACTCCATTTTAATAGATTGCCATTGGTTCAACTGCTTCTCGACCGGATAAGGTACGCGAATAGAATCGTTTTTAAGAATCGTATCGGTTCGATTAGTTGTTAGGTAACGATACAGATACTTATATCTATACTGATAAACTGTATCGCCCTTTATGAGCGTATAAGTACTATCTCGTTGATAGATGCTATCATAACGGATACTATCACGTGTTTTGTATTCAGTGCGGACGGACTCAACCGGGATATATTGAGTCCGACATGACACGAAACATATTGCTAATATTAACAATATGATTAGGTAAATCAACCGTTTCATGGTCGAACTACTGTATTACGCAAGAAATTAGGAAATTCACTTCGAACATCAAAACAAGGACACGCCTTGATATATTCTTTCGGTTCTACCTCACCGCTGCCGTCCAGATCCGGAGAAGTATCACGGTGTCCGAGCACTTCAATTATAGGATACTCTCTACAGAGCTTCTCGACCAATTCATGCAAGGTTGCTTTTTGAGCTGGAGTACGAGTATCAGCAGGCTTTCCAGATGCGTCCAGGCCTCCGATATAACAGATGCCAACACTATGCTTATTATACGAAGATTCCGAGAAACCTTTAGTGTTACAATGTGCACCGTCGATGGAAAGCGGGCGACCATTCTCTATCAATCCGTCCAGGTCGATCACATAATTATAACCTATTTGGTTGAATCCCCTTGCCCGGTGCATCCGATCAATGTCTTTAGCTCTCAAATCCTGCCCAGCTTTTGTAGCCGAACAATGAATGATAATAGCATCAATTTCCTTCATTTTGCACCTCCTTTTTGTAAGTAGTTCGTTAGATATGGTATGTTCTTTATAAACTCAACACTTAGAACATAATGCAGGAAAGCTACTACCTTGTAACCATTACTAGAGTTAGGGAGAATCTCTTTTATGTTTCGAAGAATATTCACCCCATAGAAATAGAAAACGCTGTACGTAATAAATGAGACACATTGTAGAGCACCTTCTGGATTTCCTTTGTGTTCACCAATAAAGTAGATGCAACTAACCAAGGCAAAGAAAATAGTTGCTTCTACAATACATCTCCAAGCTTTTTTGAAAGAAAAGCTTTCATGATTGATAAGTAGCGCAGTAAGCAGCCCACAGATGAAATTAAGAGCAAATACTGCAATAAGGCTTTTGATCTCTCCAGAGATGGGATTAAGATAAGCAGCTATACCGGTAATCAATCCAATAAGTAAGTTTTTGAAATAATCCATAATCATTTATCTAAAATATTAATACTTTATTTAAAGACTTCGCTACAATCATCGATAGCTGTCTGAAACACTTGTTTCACTTCGCCAGAGGTTAGCCCATGATCCTCATGCAGCGAGAAGCCGGTTACTCCATTTCGTGATGCATTGAAGAATCCGACTACCGTTTCATCCTTGACAATCTCGGCAGTAATATCTTTTACCGCTTCGGTACCACGAGTTGACATTCTGTATTTAACCATGATAGCATCCGTAACCTTAGTTGAAGCGGTGCTGTTAGTTGCTGTAATGTTCATTCTTTGTTTCCTCCTTCTATTAAATCATAAATTTGTCCGTATGTACCTGCAGTGAGATATTCTCCACAAATCTCTTTTAAAAGAGCAGCATCTTCTGTCTCAATATCAAGTACTCCACGATTGCTAATAATCTGTTGTAGCATTTTATATGCTCGTAACTTCTTGGAAGTTTCCATATTCTTCTGTGGATTAGAACCAGCTGCAAATAATGCCTCTGCAACCAAATCACGGACAGATTTCTTACTTTCTTTCCCATTCACTAATTCAATAAACTCCCGACCTCTAAAGTCAAGCAAGTTTCTGTTTAAATTTACTTTCATTACAATTTTATGTATTTGTCATTTCTACTACCATACCTTTTATTATACGTATTTTTTGCTTGTAGATCTTTCCTGGAGAGTCCAGATTAGTAATCCATACATCGGACAATACAGATAATGAATTACCATTACCATCCCTTGGGTAAAATCCGTTTGCAGAAACATCACCTAATACTTCTACATTCCCATCAAAATATCCAGCATAAATGTAATTGCTCGGATATGTAGGATTTGATTTAGAAGAACCATAGATGGCCGCACTTCCTCCAGCTGTTGCTCCTACTGCACAAACTCCAAATTTACCATCAGTTGCAGCATTAAAAGTCACATTAATGACACCTTCCTTTGCAGTTCCTGAACCAAGCTTTAAACTTCTTGATGTCCCTCCGAAATAATCAGAACGTGTCCACACAAGACGACCACCCTCGATGGTAAAACCACCTATGAAACCGGAATCTGCATCAATTCTACGGACTTTTATCAATTCAGTATTCAGGTAACCACCTACAACAATGGTAGTGCCTAACTTCGCATATTCAACTGCATCTTCAAATGCCAACTTTCCTAATCCGTCCCTGTCAATCTTGGAGTTAATCACTGTCTGCAGGTCACTATGTAGTGCGGTGATTGTAACAGCACCTTCTAGGTTAATCTTTGAAGAGTGAATAGTCGTTTCACCTGCCGCCTGGTTGATATAAGATATAAGCGTATTGCCATTTTCCAGCTCTTTAGAAGCATAAATTTTATTTCCATCGGCCGTGGTAATCCATCCGGCAGTATCTATCCTCTGCGTTAAGCTATCGACCCGTGTCACTTGTGCGGAGATTTGAGTATTGAGTACTTTCAATTCAGCGAAGCACTGATCTGAATAGTCTTTCAATTTATCCTGAATAGCTTTATTCGCAACTTCAACCGCTGTATTGAAACTAGCCAAGGCAGAATTAAACAGGGCAAACTTATCATCTACATTCCGCTTTTCTTCAACGGTTGTCTGTCCGTCGGTAATGGCTGTATTGATTGCAGTAATAAGATTGTCAATAGCACCAAATAGAGATATTTTTGCATTCAGCAAACCTGTTTTCGCTTCACCTTCCAGATATGAATTTGCGTACAGTTTGTTATAGGTAGCTTCGACGGCTGCCCTTGTATTTTTGACTGTATTTAGATACTTCTCAATGGCTTTCGCTTCGGCTTCCGTTATAATACCGTCGGCAAATGCTCCGTCCACATAGTCGTGTAAACCACTAACTGCGCTGTTTGCCTGTTCCGCTGCTTTGCCGGCATCTTCAGCGTCTTGTAAGGCTTGCAACGCTTCTTTCATTGCATTATCCGAGAACTCTTTTAGCTTATCCTGAATAGCTCTATTTGCAGCTTCTACAGCTGTATTAAAATCAGCATAGGCACTATTGAAATAGGCGAAATGTGCATCAACGTTTTGTTTCTCTTCCGGTGTTGTAAGTCCGTCTGCAATAGCTGCATTAATTGCATTTATCAGGTCTGAAATACACCCCATAAGGGTAACTTTAGCATTTAATAAACCCGTTTTGGCAGACCCGGATAAATACACATTAGTGTATAGCTTGTTATAGGTAGCTTCAATCGCCGCCTTTGCATTATTAATCGTATTGATATACTTTTCAATAGCTTTCGCTTCGGCCTCCGTAATAATACCATCGGCAAATACTCCATCTACATAACCATGAAGCCCTTCTACTGCATTATTGGCCTGTTCTGCTGCTTTACCAGCATCTTCAATTTCTTTGTGAGCTGCTTCCCATTCAGACAGATTTTCCAATCCGGACGATCCGGTTTTAATTTGAATATTTCCGCCTATTTCACCTTTTACCAAATTGAAATACGTCTCCCCATCCGGGGAAATTATCTGTTCAGTAGTTATCCGTCCCGGCAGAATCTCCGTAAATCCGTACAGCTCAACAAAACTGCGATTACCTTCATACTCGCTGTTGAGGACACCGACTAGGAAGTGATAATATCCTGCTATGCCCTCCATCTTAATAGCCGTTTCGCTTAGAAGAAACGTACCAGTTTGATTCTCATTGCTACATTTAGCATATAGATAAAACTTCTTTGCAGGGTCAATGAGTGCTGGAGAATTGTATTCAACTAAATCCCAGTATTTATATTCATTTGCCTTGTGAGAAGAAGAAAGAGTATTAATACCGAGTGTCAAATGCTGGATGATTCCTGCTGGAGCATTCAGTATTCTTGTGCTGGCATTATAAGTAATATTGTGAGATACTTGTGCCGGATTTGTTTTTGAGTTCACAAACCGGAACTGCAAACTTTCATCACCTACAAGCAGTTGCATAGTTGAAACAGTTATCGGATTGACAGATCCAGAGAAATTCAACAATGCATCTTCCAGTATCGACATCGTTTCCTTTGCGTCCCGGAACCGTCTCTTGGTAAACTGCAAAGCATCTTTGTATTTACTATCGACCGTTACCTCGTTTGTCTCAATCTTATTCAGATCACTTGAAACAGATGTGCCTACCGGTTCGTTAGAAAGTTCAATTTCGGGAGAATACGGATTATTCACAAAACGTTTGATTCCGATCATCCGGATAAGGGAACCTTCTGGATGAAATTGTGTGTCGGAAAAGTCTACGTAACCGCCTAGTTTAATTTTACCACCAATCTGCAACCAGCGTTTTTTAGCCCAAATTCCATCGAGCGTACCGGTAAATGTGAACTTCTTATCTTCATGCTCGTACAGGTATTTGGCAGCTTCTTTGAATACTTCCCAGCTGGCACCGGTCTGCGTTGTATCGTTGCAGATATAAGCATTCGGTAACTGAATTCCGAACACTGCGTATGTATCACCAGCTTTAGGTCGCCAGACTTCCGGTTCAGGCATAGTAATGCCGTCGATTTCCTGCGGAACAATTTCAAAGCGACGTCCCGCTTTCTTATCCTTTTCCTCATGAATATACTTCACCTCGAACTCTTTCCCGGTGAGCATACCGGTTTGGAAGATAACAGTCATGTTTTCACCTGCTATGAGACAATCTTCAAAATTCAACTCTTTTGGGATATCTTCGTCTACAAAATCATAGAAATTATTCTCCTTATTGACTTCAAAAACGACACTGACGGTACCGACACGCGAGGGATAGATTTCAGTACAATCCAAGCTATCTTCCTTAGCGGTAGTAAGCTCTTTATCTACACGCATAACACAAGTTCCGTCTGCGTCTGTCTTATATGTACGGCCTTCGTAAACTAGAGTTTTAGACTTAGGAAGCAATAAATTCTTAGCTCCGTATGTTGAATAGTCAATATTGCGGTCCGTGGTCTCCACGAGGATTATTTCAGGAGGAATGTCGCCAGATTCCCGACCTACGCCAACTTTGAACCCATGGCCTTTCCCGTAAGACAACTTCAAAGGATTATCCTTGTTGTATTCAACTTTACGTAGATGAACTGTTTTTATCTGCTTTCCATCTACAGTTTCTTCAGTGATCTGCCATTCTGTCTCGTACAACTCTGCCAACTGATTGAGAGCGTCAAGGATATAGGTATGACTGTAATTGATTACTTTCTCTGTTCCTTCGATGCAATCACCGACTTTCCAACCGGTACCACGACGATTCAGATTTTCAACTAGTAAGCGGAGATGCTCATGTGCTTTTGCTGTATATGAGAATTTGATGCTATTATCAACAGTATGCCGTACTTTCCACATCGCTGCATCTGCTCTACCGGTTTCGAGAATCAACGTGTACTCGAAGTTACGTTCACCATTCTTCTTTAAATTTGAATCCTTTTTTAAGAAGTATCGTTTCCCGTAGAAATCACACCAAGAACCGACCGGAATTTCAAGATATCCGGGATAGGAAAAATACAAAGTAAGTGTATCTTCTCCCATGACAGCTTCATAAGAGTAACTTTCATCCTTTACTTCGATTTTTATTTCCTTATCGTCACTATATAAAATCATATTACCTTTAGAATTATATCCTAAAATATAAATGTCAAATAGAAATATATTAGAATAATAGGCATAAAAGTAAGGAACAGATAAACGAATCAACAATAATATGATACATTAGATACGACATTAGCAGCATTGTCGTGAAATAAAATATGATACATTGATTTTAAAGGAGGAACATTAGAGGAGGAGAGATACACTTGCTATATTAACCAAAGTTCTCTCGGGACAAATTGTGCGTTGAAAGATTTTTCCAATGTTTCAACAAAGAACTTTGCTCAAAATGGATATTACAAGCTACCGGATGGCTTGTTAATTCAGTGGGGAACTGGAGGAAGTGGGGTAAATCAAATAGTTTACTTTCCTACTAGTTTTTATAATACATCATATATTGTAGTCACTACTGCTATTTCTTCTGTCATGAACTCTATAGTAAAAATGATAAATGGAAAAAATGTATCTTATTTCAAGGTCTATTCGGTAGGTCCAACAATTGAAGCTGGGGAGATGTTCGGATGGATTGCAATTGGTAGATGGAAATAGAAATTTTATAACATCAATTTGATTATGAATAATTTTAGTAGAAAAATAGTACTGATTTTAATAGTCGTATTTGCACAAAGTTCTCTCGGAACAAATTGTGCGTTGAAAGATTTTTCCAATGTTACAACAAAGAACCTCGGACAAAATGGGTATTACAAACTGCCAGATGGTCTGATGATTCAGTGGGGATATAGCGGTGGGTATTCATCCGCTACTAATTTTTATTTTCCTACGGCTTTTAAAGACACCAGTTATTCAATGTCAATGTGCGCAGAATATGGAAATATTGCTGAGTCCGTAGTTTTGTGCCCTTATGTCAACACTAAAACTACTGCTTATTTCAAAGGTGGTGTAACATATACAAATGGCAATACTGTATTGCCCAGTGTTTGGAAATTCTTTTGGATAGCAATTGGTCGTTGGAAATAGAAAATATTATAACACTGATTTGATTATGAATAATTTTAGTAGAAAAATAGTACTGATTTTAATAGTTGTATTTGCACAAAGTTCTCTCGGGACTACGTATGCTTTAGCTGATCTATCGAACGCAATAAGCGTAAACCTATCCTTGAACGGTTATGCAAAATTTAATAATGGATTACTTGTACAATGGGGTAGAGTTGGAGGTTCATCTACAGCTTCGTATAGTGTGACTATGCCTACATCTTTTTATAATACTGAATATAAAATATTTGCAACTGTATATAAGCCAAGTAGTGACTCCGCCGTATATTCATCATCTCCCTTGGCGATAAATAAAACAGTTAGTAGATTTTATTTGAATAGAAATTATGCAAGTGGGGGTACTACTGGATTATCACAAGAATCATGGGACTGGTTTGCGATCGGGCGCTGGAAATAATTTAAAAACATGTATTATGAAGTATTGGAAAAATGGATTCTACGACGAGCCTATAGATGGTTCGGTAGAAATTACAGAAGAGTATTATAATCAGTTACTAGCTGGTCAATCTACCGGCTTGATAATAGCTGAAAGCAAAAATAGATATCCTATTTTGGTAGAATATGAGTACGACATTGAAGAAGCGCGGAAAATGAAAGTTTCTGAAATACAATTATTTGACAAATCAAACAGTGTCAATTCTTTTGATTTATTGGGTAAAAGCATGTGGTTAGATAAAAGCACACGTGTTGGATTATTTAACTCTATTTCGATTGAAAAAGAAATCGGTAAAACAGACACGGTATTGTGGTATGACGCAACAAAGTATGCCATTCCCATTTCGGATGCTTTAAGAATGCTGAACGAAATCGAGATGTATGCACTAAACTGCTACAATGTTACACAATCGCACATTGCAGCAGTCAGAGCATTGCAGACTATTGAGGAAATCGAAAACTACGATTATACGATCGGTTATCCGGAAAAACTTAGCTTTCCGGGATAACTTGTACGAAAGTCGTATGTTTCTATTTCGTCTTTTGTCGCTAGCTGTTGAATAGTTTTTGTATGCCTTTGTGTTGTGTCAAAACACGCAAGGGCGTACAATTCTAGCTGTTGTAACATATCAATAGCCTTTTCGACAGGCAAAACAAACAGAGTATCACCCAGCCAGATATTTGTTTCAGATCGTCCAGTTCCCTTTTCAATTGCAATAGAGTTCATAAGACCTACGCGAGTAGCTTTATTCCACCATCCATGCGTATTATCTATACAGAACTGATTCACTTCTTCAGATGAATCGTACAATCGTAATTCATTGAGCTTTCGTGCTCTAATTTCCTTGATAGAGGGTTGATGTACAGCTAAGATCGGACAACCTTTCTTGCTTTCCACTATAAGCAATCCGGCTGATTGACCAGCTAGTAACTGATTATAATACTCTTCTGTAATCTCTACCGAATCTTCCTGGTATTCATCGTAGAATCCATTTTTCCAATACTTCATGATATTTGTTTTTAAATTATTTCCAACGACCTATTGCCATCCAACTGTATTTTGCCCTAGATACTCCTGTTCCAGAACTTGAACCAAAATTTCTATCCATCTTAAAACTGCTTACCGTTGGATTAACCAAAGATGTAGCAGTATATACATTTTCATCATAAGCATCTTTAATAATGCAGCCATGAATAACATAATTAGTATCATAAAAAGAAGTTGGCAGATAAATGGTAACAGTACTAGCGGTTGAACCGGGTTGCTTCCCCCATTGTATTAATAGCCCATTACTATATTTGACATACCCGTTTTGTCCTAAACTTTGACCAGACAATAAAACTGCATTAGTTCCGAGAGAACTTAGTAAAGTTTTCTCCGCATTAGTCATAAATTTTCTTGACGTGCTTTCTTCAATCATTGATGCGGGGTGTGTATCTGGATGAGTGTAGTTATTTGCTCCTGCTGCTATACTGCCCAACTTTTCACGTTCAGTATCAGTAAAAAACCTGTGTGTCTCATCTTCATTTATTTCTGACGCTCCGTGCTTATGTGCCGCTGCCGCATAATTACCCTTTGCTTGATATACCGAATCGTGGTTGTGATTTCCTGCCGCCTTACCATTCCAATTTGTCTTTTCAGAATCCGTTACAAATCGGTGCGTGGTATCTTCTGTTACATCTGTTGCTGCATGTTTATGTGAAGCAGGTGCATAATCTCCCTTTGGTTGATACGTAGAATCATGGTTATGGTTTCCCGCAGCCTTACTGTTCCAAGTCTCTTTTTCCGTATCGGTAACAAAGCGATGAGTACTATCAGGAGTTATATCAGACGCATTATGACCGTGCGATGATGCCGCATAACTACCTGCAGGTTGATATACTCCGGTATGGTTGTGATTAGAAGGAGAAGCGCCAACCTCGCTCGCTGTGTAACTAGGTTTACTAGCAGCCTTCGCCCATGATGGCACATCACTTGCAGGCATAGAGGTGGGGAAATCACTGATTTCAGATACCTTATGCGTATGCGCTTTCGGTGTACGGGCATCACTTAGCCGAGCATCGTTTCCTTGGCATACCGTCCCTTCTGCACTACCAAAATTCTTATTAAAAGCAGAGTTTTTATTGAATGCAGGTTCGTATGTACCGGTATGATTGTGACCTGATGGAGAGGCACCTACTTCGCTTGCCGTATAGGTTGGTTTGGATGCAGCCTTCGCCCAAGAGTATACGTCACTAGCGGGCATAGAAGAAGGGAAATCACTGATTTCAGATACTTTATGCGTATGCGCTAATGGAGGCCGTGCATTACTCAAACGCGAATCATTTCCCTCGCACACGGTCCCGGCAGAGCTTCCGAAATTCTTATTAAAGGCGGTAAGCTTGGTAATAATCTTCTCATATACTGCATCATGATTATGTGAGTCCAGAGCAGCTTTCAAAGCTTTTCCCTGCTCTGCAGAAAGAGCTTTGCCGGCTCCTCCAGTCGTCAGATTATTAACTATATCCGTCACATTGAGCTTCTTTCCTAGCTCCGTTGTCATTGTAGCGGCAAAATTGGGGTCGTTACCAAGTGCATTTGCTAGTTCAATTAGCGTATCCAACGCATCCGGAGCACCGGCCACCAGTTTGTCAATGGCTGCTTGTACTTTAGCATCAACCCCGGATACTGCATTGTTAGCGGCCAATGCTGCTGCGTTGGCATCGTCCGTGGCTTTCTTTGCTAACCCTGTTTGTATTACAGATGCATCCTTGGCCGCATTAGCATCATCTGTTGCTTTTTTAGCCAAAGCGGTTTGGGCTTCCGATGCAGTTTTAGCGGCATTGGCACCTGCCGCAGCTTGTAAAGCAGCTTCTTTCGATTCGTTGACACTACCAGCGGCAGCATCGGCCTTGGCAGCTTTCTCACCTGCTAAAGTTGCTTTTTGATTTGCGAGTGTTGCTGCAGCATTTGCATTATCAGTAGCCGTCTTTACAAGTCCTAGTTGTGCAGTTGCATCTTCTGTAGCTTGGTTCATCTCATCTACAATGCCGCCATATTCAGCTTTACGAGCTTCTTCCGCTTTAACACGTTCCACTTCCGCCTTAGCCCGGTTGGTCTCATCAACTTTACGTGCTGCTTCGGTAGATTTACGCTCATCTTCATTCTGAACTCTGATTGTTTCAGCAGAGGAACGACCTGATTCAGCGGTAGCACGTGAAGTTTCCGCTGTTGCCCGTTTAGTCTCGGCAGATATGCGAACATCCTCGGCAGTCTTGCGTGCATTCTCGGCATTAATACGAGCCGTTTCAGATTGATTACGGGTAGATTCAGCAGAGACACGGGCAGTTTCATTATTGCCTCTTATGACTTCATCCGCTTTTCTTTTGTTCTCCGCAGTGACACGTTCTGATTCAGCAGAAGAACGACCTAATTCAGCGGTTTTCCGTTTATCTTCTTCCTTTACACGTTCCGATTCAGCAGAGGAACGGCCTGTTTCGGCAGATTTGCGTGCATCTTCATTACTTTTACGTGTTTGTTCTTCCGAAACACGTTTAGCTTCTGTATCAACACGTCCAGTTTCAGCAGTTACCCGCTTGCCTTCCGCTATAACACGTGCTTCTTCAGTAGATTTACGTACGTTCTCGTTCTGAACTCTGATTGTTTCGGCAGAGGAACGTCCGGTTTCAGCCGTAGCGCGTGAAGTTTCGGCAGACTTTCTCTTATCTTCTTCGGATGATCGCGTACTTTCAGCTGATTTGCGGGCATTCTCATTAGTTACACGTTCGGATTCAGCATTGCCTCTCACTGTTTCAGCATTCTTTCTAGCTTGCTCATTAGATTCTCGTGTACTTTCGTCAGTAACACGTTTCTTTTCTGCATTGTCCCGTGCAGTTTCAGCAGAAGAACGACCTGTTTCGGCTGTCTTACGTGCATTTTCATTAGTGATACGAACGGATTCAGCAGCTTCCCGGGCCTGTTCTTCACGAGAACGTCCGGTTTCAGCCGTTTGCCTCGACTGCTCGGAAGCATTACGACGGGATTCAGCAGTTTCACGGGCTGATTCATTACCTTCAACAGTAGCTTCTAATTGCCGCATATCGGTAGTAGCAGTTTTGGCATCGCTCGTAGCTTTGAGCATATTATCTAATGCCGTCTGAATCTTCTCTAGCCCGAATTTAAGGCTAGTTTTGACACCGTTTACTATCCGGTAGCCGATGGTAAAGAAACCCTTCATGTCGTTGGCTTCTTCCATTTCTGATATTCTTTTCTTTTTTAATGGCATGGCAAATCAATTTAAATCAATATAAAATTCTCCGTCCTCCGTTATAATGAATTCTCCCGCTTCACTGGCAAGAAGGTAATCGGTTTCTTCCAACCGGAAGCAAGTGAATACGAGAGTAAGCGTAAACTCCCACCATATCCCCCCAAGAGGATTGAAATCATCCGTCTTGCAACTCTTGTAGTAGCAAGGATAGCTTTCAGACCACTCATCACAATAAAATATACGCTCCGCATCGGAATACTTGTAGCCTTCGTCATCGGTCTTTGTAGATAGCTTGGTGAGGTCATGCAAAAGGGCGTCACGGTTACGCCAAAACGTCTCAAAATCCGGTGCACGCATCAAGCATTTGAGGTTCACGTCCTTTGTCTGGAACTTCACATATTCACCGTCGTAGATTGCGCCATCTTGCCTTTTGAAGTTCTGCAATAGGTTTTTCTTAACGGCAGGTGTCTTCAGTATCTCCGTATTCGTTCCTTTGAGGATAAGCACGCCATAGGCGGATAAATCCACACCGTCCAGTTCATAGCCTTCCGGCAAGGGAATGGTGTTGACCGGCTCCAGATATACATAATCATCCGGACGGGGGAAGTCGTTGGCAAAAGTAAACTTCGAACGCTGGGTATTACTGTACATCTCGAAACTGTTCTGTGAGGAAAGCCGCAGTCTGAACGTTCTTCCAAGGTGTGGAAAGTTGAAGTCATGATAACTACTATCGGATAATAGGGCAACAAAGTCATTGAACTTCCACTCGGAGAAGAAGCCGAACTCAAGGGAGAACTCCCGGCTGTCAAGGGTGATAGAGGACAAGTCGAATTCCTTACCGTCTTCTTCTGCCCAGTCGTTGCTATCCGGTGTCTTGGAAGACGGAAAAGCCACTAACTCTCCGTAATTGCCTTGCAAGGTAGCTACACCTAATTCGGTGAATACGTCTTTATTGTCTATGTAGAGTTGCCCTTTCATCGCTTTAATGTTATTCCTTTAGTGTTCAACGTGTCTATTCCTAGCTTTACAGCGTACATGAACTCTCTTATTTCCACAAGGTTAGATGTATAATTGGAGATGTCTGATAAATGGGAAACAATAGTATCATTACACCGAAGCATTTCAGACATATTCTTATCCATATTTATGAGATATGACAGTTTCTCTGCTATCTTCTCTGTTCCAGAATTAATACTCTTAACTTCCTCATTTATAGAATAGGTATGCGAAGTCATTACAGCAAAGCTTCCATCTAGCTTGTCAGCTGAATCTTGCGACATGGAAGCGAATCCTTTCTTTGAAGCTTCACGTTCATCATCATCTTTGTCCCATTTATATATATCAGACATCGCATCACGTCTCGCTTTCATTTCATCAGCTATCTGTTGACCTTCTGCCTTTAAAGCATTATATTCATCTTCGGTTACCCCATCGTCCATTGCATTATATAGCTTCTCCCTCCACGCTGTTAATCGGTCCATATATTCATCTTTAAGCATGGAGTTGAGAATAGCATTTCGCATGTATTCCTCGAAGTTATCTGCAAAATCTGCGGAATCAGCATCCATATCAGAAAGTAAGTCCTGAAAGTCTGAACGAAGAGAATCATAATCAATGAGTGTTGTATCAGCTATTTGTTGCTCTAACACTTCTGCAACCTTTCCTACACCATTTGCAATTTGATCGGCATATTTTTGCGTATCAGAATCAAGTTGGGACCAGAAGATACCGGCATCCGATTGCAACTTTAAAAGTTGTTCATCAGTCAAATCAAATAGCCCAGTCATACGACCACCCATTTTCTTTTTAAATTCCTTTTCAGACATGCCTAATGTTTCCGCAGCTTGTTTCCATCCTTCACCGGACATATCATCTACTTCATCATAACCCTTTGAGTGGGACTTTCCAGAAGCACCGGAGTTCAAATACTGCTTGCCCAGCACTTTTGCATTCTCACTTTGTTTCTTTATATTGGCGATAGCTGCTTCATATACAGCGTTTGCCGTGTCTCCCGTAAGAGTTTCCGCTAGCTCAAGTTGCTTCTCAATTACTCGATCAAGGATATTGATATAGGATTCATACGCTTCTTTCGCTTTCTCGTATTTCTCCGTTGTATCATCCTTACTGAACATATCGAAAATCTTAGTTGCAATCTGAACAGCAGCGCCTATGATGGCAAGAATAACGGAGGCTTTTTCAACGGTTTTAATAGCAGTAGATGTAGTAGTTGACGCTCCTTCAACTCCAGCCATTGCTGTCATGGCAAAGTTTCCAATATCTCCTATCAAATTGATTATTTCTCCTGCCTGTCCACCGATAGCAGAACCTAGACCTTTTAAGGAATCAGACAATTCTCCTATTACACTTGCAACTTTTCTTTCAGCAGATTGTACTTTAGAACTTGCTTTTGCTGTCTTATCTTTCGCCTCATTGTAGTTGTCTGTTTTTTCCTTTACCTTATCAAGAGCCTGTGCTTCGGATAAATAAGCTTTTGTAGATTCAATCTTACCGGTCTTTTCATTGAATTTAGAGGACTTGACGCCATTCTCAATCTTAGCGCCACCTTTGACTGCTTCGGCAGTCTGACGGGCATTCTCTAATTCCATTTGCGCATTAGCTAGCTCTTCCTCCGCTTCTGCTAGTTCTTTCTTCTTATCAGACAATGATTGAAACGGATTGCGGCTATCCAACTCATCCATGATAGATTGAATAGTACTTGTATATTCTCGTAGCTGATCAGGAGATAAAACTTTAGCTGCCGCACTCTTCGCATTCTCTAGTTGATTAAGAAGGGAGTTCAATGTTTCAGAAGACGTTTCTTTCAAATTCTCAAATGCGCGAACGTATTCAGGAGATTCTTTCAGCTTATCATAATCCAGGTTCATAAGCTCCATTCCCTTATTCTTTGTTGCTTGAGCAATAGACCGACCAATCTGTTCAACCTGTTCTGTATCTCCATTCTTAACTGCTTGCTTACGTTGTTCCTGCAAGGTGGCAATATCTTCGTTGAATTTTCGTTCAATAGCAAGACGTTGGTCCGTATAGTCTTGATACTCATTCAACAAATCAGCTAAATCATCCCCGCGGTTGTACTTTAAATCTGTAGTTTCCTTTTTTTCATTAGCAGTTTTATCAAATGCAGCAAACTGTTTCTTTACTGGCTCTGACTTGACATATTCTGATGCATTGAAGGTTTTCTTTTTGTTTTGAGGATTAGCTTCGAAAGCTGAACGAGCTTTTTCAATTTCTTGTAATTTCTTATCCTCTGCTTCACGATCGATAGCCTGTAACTCTAGCTTATGATTGAGTTTCCTTTGTCTAAGGACCTTTTCACTACTTTCTTTGAGCTTGTTGATTTCAAGTTGTTCGAGTTCATTTGCAGAGTCCTCTTTCATGCGCTGTTGCTCTCTACTCTGCTTATTTAGTAGGAGGTTATATTTCTCCTGTTCTTCTCGGAGCTTGTGAGCTTGGTCGTCCTGCTTGGAAGATGAATCATAGACTTTTAATTCTTTTTCAGCCTCCTTTAGCTTCTTGACATTTTCTTTATAAGACTTTACCACAGCAGAATCTATCCCTTTGAATTTTCCAGCATCCATTTGCTTCTTTTGTGCTGAAGCGATTGACTCCAATGCTTTAGTAGCATCTTCTTTTTGTTTTGTCCAAAAGGCTCTATTTTGAATGGCAGCTTTTTTATCTTCTTTATCTTGTTCTTCCTTCGCTTTCTTCTGAATTTCATTTATTTTTTCAACTTCTTCTTTTGCAAGACGAACGGCTTCTGTCGCTTCATTCTTCTTTTTTGCTAACCTGCCTATTTTGATACTTAGTCCAGGATCTTCAACTCCTTCCTTTCTGTTTTTTTCTACTTCGTCGATTGCTTTTTGCCATTCAGCAGTAGCCGCATCCAATTCCTCTTGTTTCATTACAGCTTTAACTTTGATACCCATAACATACTGTTTATATGCTTCTTCATTGAGTAGTCTTTTTGCATCGGTTAGGTCCATAGTTTTAAGCTTCTCTAAATCGAGATTCTTTAAAACGTTTGGCATAATGGATTGAAGTTGTTTATATGCTTCCAATTTCTCGGATTGAGAAGATGTTTCATCTCTAATAACAGAAAGGAATCCTTCTGCCTTACTCTTTAAATCATCCAAGTTCTTTTTTTGAGTCTCCATGGTAGCATTATGTTTTCTCATTGCCCTTTCGGAGTCTGTTTCAGCCGTAGCACATTTGTAAATTGCATATCCAAGTCCAGCAAATGCAGCAGCGGCTAATACATAGGGATTCGTTAGCATAGCTGCAGCATTTTTTAATTGAGCGATGGTTTGTGCTTTTATTGCTTTTGTTAATAAGATGCGAGCAGATGTGTTCTTTGCAATCATTGTAGCCTCAATAGCGTATAGCCCTTTCTTCAGGACTAGATCTGCAGCCTCAATAGCACGCTGTTTGTTGACAATAGCCGTAACTGCTGCATATACTTGTTTAGCTGTACTCACAGCAAGAATGCTTCCTTTATATCCAGCAAGAGCCGTCGTGACGACAACGATCAAAGCTCCTATATTTTTTAATGCTTCTTGAGCGCTTCCATCATTAAAAGCTTCATTCATTGATTGAGCTGCAGAAGATATTTCTTTTAAAATTTCCTTTCCCAGCGGGCGAAGTGCGGCTGTTATATTATTGCCAAGAAGTTTCATTTGATTTTCGGCAGATGATGCCATTTCCTTAAAGGCTGCTTCTGCTGCACCTGTTGCATTCTGCATTTCTTCCAGATGCCCGGCAGCTTCTTTGACATTTATCCCTGTTAAACCGAGAACTGCATTAACAGCTTCAACTTCTGGAACTAGTTCACGCAATTTAGATTCTGAACCTTCGGCCTGTCTAGCAACCTCTGCTAAAGCTTCTTGATAGGTTCTATTATCAAATGCACCATCACCAAGCACCTTGGATACTGCAATAATAGAAGCACGTATTTGTGTCATAGCTTGGGCGGTGGGAGTTCCCTGTTTTGTAAGAGTAGCAACGGCGGCCAAGACCTGGTCTATTTCCACACCATAGGCTGCGGCGACAGGTGCGACCTGTGCAATACTCTTACCTAGCTCACCAAACGAAGTTTTACCAAGTCTGACAGTCGTAAATAATTGGTCTGATAGATTTTCAGCTTCTGACACATCTAGTTTATAAGCATTCAGAAGAGTTGTAATGGCGTCGGCTGCTGTTGCTGTATCGGTAACTCCACCAACAGCAGCTTTTGCAGATACTTCTAAAACTTTCATACCATCTGCTCCATCATGCCCAGCAGAAACAATCTGATATAGTGCTTTAGCTGCTTCATTTGCTGACACTGGAACAGCTCGAGTTATTTCCACCACCTGATTCATGTAGTCCGTCAAACTGCCCTTTATACCGCTTGAAAGAGTAGCAACTTCTTTCATACTATGCTGGAACTGTTTTTCGAATTCATAAGCACCTTTGGCTGCTTGAGCGAAAGCAATGCCTGCACTGATACCAATTCCACCGAATACATCGAAAGCGGTAATTTCACCGGCCATTGCCTTAATGATTCCCATCGCTTCCTGACGCCCAGAATATAGCCCTGAATTATCTATACCTGTAGCGAAATATAACGCACCATCTTTATTCTGAATACCCATATATCATTTATTCTTAAAATATAAAGAGGAGGCAAAATTTGGCTATTTCAGGAAGAATCAGCATCTTTGCACTGTTCTAAGACCAAGGAACGATTTTTGATAAATGCTTTGGGGAGTTGATAGGCCTAGAAAATACAATATAAGGCTATCAATTCCCTTTGCTACATAATCCCAAAGCATTTGAAAGATTATGTTCCTTGGTCGGAAAGAATAGGGAAGAGATAGCCTTTTTCTATAAATAAAAAATCCCCATATCTTCACAGACACAGGGAAATACTCTAAACCAATTTAATAAAAAAACAGTTAACCTAATATATAAACATGACAACAGATTCCCTTAACTATTAGCTTTTCCTTTAATATCCAGATACTTTTTCATTCTGACAGTCTTACCTGGCTCATCAAAAGATGGAAGTTCTATCCATTCGTAATCTATTCCTTCAATTTCTCCACTTTCATCTGTACCTTTATTACGCTCTCTCATCATAAATGAGTACTCCTGAAGCAATATCTCTATTAATCCGTAGCTACTATCCAAAGTCTCATCAAAGGTCAATCCTAGCGCTTCTTTTGCAATAACTAAGAATCTACTCTGATTATATCCTTCCAACTTTCCAGATTCTTTTGAGCGGCTATTATCTCCGCTTCTTCTACCGGGCTCACGTTCCGAAGAGTCGTGATAGACGTGCAAAAAGAGTTATATCCAATGCGGTATATAATCGCATTAAGTAGAATGCGTATATCTTCCCATGTGGTATTGTCTGCAAGAACTTCCCTGAACCATCCCGGCGGTTCGCTTGATTTATTATGTATACCTAGGCAAACAATGTCGAGAAGGAGTTCTCCGTATTTATCTATCATTTCCGGGAAATCAGAATTTAGCTCACCTTCTTTCACAATCATCTTATCGATATCTTCTTTCTCTATGGCAAGTAGGAGAGGACGAATCCGAAACCATGTTCTGACTGTGATAGGTTTTATTACAATGCAATCACCGGGATCCTTTCCTTTAGGGATGGAATTACGGTTAGTGAAATCAAATGGAATTCTGACAGGCTGGCCCGTTACAGATTCCGATTCTTGCTGAAATAAGTTCTTTATGCTCATAAATAATCCAAGGAGCCTAGCCCGTTGTACTTCCAGGCAATATTTCCAGTTATTCGCGACTAACCTTCAATACTTTCAGCTCCATCCTTCAAATAGTTTGCTCCTGCAGGCGGACTCGAACCGCCGGTATCTACATAACCAATGTAGTGCTTTCACCAACTTAGCTATACAGGAATCCAATAAATTATTCTACTGGCTTATCGACAATAGATACAACTTCACGCATAAAGGCCGTTTGTTGTTTTCCGGCTGCCGTGATAGCTGCTTGTATGTAGACACGAACAAGCAACAACTCTGCCTGTTCTGATCCGGGGGCCTGTGAAATCTTAGAGGCAATCTTACCATTAACGATGGTATAAACAACCTTCTTGCCATCTTTAGGTAATGTTTCACACTGGAACGTTTTAGAGATAGAAGGAGTACTAAGAGGCTTTTTCCAGATGTTTTTTCCTTCTGTTGTATCTACTTCACCGCCTGCTAGTTCTTTAAGAACCTCATTTGATGGAGTAGGGATGGAGAACTCGACATAATCTGTCGTATCTTTCACCAGTTCAACATAAAAAGGTTCTTCACTACCTTCTACTTCAATCTTCACTTCTTTGGGATCTGCAAAGTTGAATGCAACACTTCCTTTGGTCGGAAGGGGATAATCTTTGAGATCTGCACCGGGAACGCCGTCACCGACTGTTCCAAATTTAATTCCACCTACGCCCATAGCGATAGGTCTAACTTCTCCTGCCATAATTATTGATCTATTAAAATTTCTAATCTAATACTTGTACAAGCAAAGCCCTCTTTCAGTTCAGGCATTGGAACGCTCCAAAGGACTTCCACTTCTTTACATACTCCGTCACTACTATTGATTGAATCAAGCGATTTCCGTACTTTACGCTTTAGCTCTTTCATTCGTTGACGTTGGTTCATTCCATTATCATTCAAGGGAACGAAGATATTGATATTGACAGGCACTTTATTAATAAAGTCAAGTTCATTCAGTTGCAGGTGATTAATAACAATATGCTCACTATTAACACCTGCTTCCGATTTGTCCTTGTAAATCACAACATCGGTGCCCGCAGCGGCCACAGCATTATAAACTATATCTACAGCGTCAAATTCATCCATAATCAAATCTTGCTAAAAACAGATTTCAATGTATCCCTTAGATATTTCTCACATTGCGCGTTAGCACCTGAAACGACTTCATATCCTTTAGCTTCCACGGCTGCCGCATATTCCATTCCTGCAACACCGACCAACACATAACCACCAGTATACGACAGAGAGACTTCTTCTGCAAGCCTACGCCCTTTATACTTACCAGTTGTCTTATCAGTCCCTTTATCGCTTTCTACGAAGTTCTCTTTGACAACTTCCCCATCTTTTGCAATTATATATCCGATAGAGGAACGAAGATTACCAGTCTGGTCTTTATATGAGCCACTCCGGCGGGCTACTTCGATAAACTTTTCACCTCCTGCTTGCAGGAAAACAAGCATCTTATCTTCTGCTTTACTTTGAAAATGGTCGAACCAGCGTTCCATTTCATCAAAGGTGAATAGGGGAGTCATGCCGTTTTTCATACGTTGATAATTGAATGTGATTGATAAGGTTCCCAACAGATAACCGGTACATCAATACCCTTTGATGCGACTTTCAAACGTAAAAACTTACTGTCTGCCGGCGGTTGCATTTTGGAGTAGAAATAGCCATGTACCTGCGCTTCATCACCAGCCGAATTACGTTTGAGAACGATTCTACCATCGCTTACCGGGTCGTAGCGTCCGGGGACAGATATTTCAACCGGTTTCCCAGGAACCCATTCACCATCAACTAAGCGCCCGTTAGCCTCAATAGTAACTATTGCTGTATGTGGATACCGTTTTACCATCTGTTACCTGCTCTTCCTTTGATAATGATTCGTTTCCCAAGTTTAGCAGCTTTCTCCGGCTCCCCGTTCTCTATGTACAGTTGCTTTGCAGTCTGAATATAGAAAGAACGGGGATGAGTGATAGAAAGCTTATTTTCACTGAAATCCGGTGAGTTTACCATCATAGCGTATGTATCAGCGACACAAAGACCGACCGACTTCATGTTTTCAGCAGTGCATTTATCTTCGGGATTAACACCACGCTTTACAAGGACTACCTTATCCAAGAAGCCTTCCATATCCCCAATAGAGGGATATTCTAGTATTGTTTCTCTGATTGTTGCCATTACAGTTTACTCTTCATCAGTTTTTTCAGTATCTTCATCGGCCGCCCATTCCTTGGCATCAGTTTTCATGATATACATTGCATCAGGATCGTTGACTACCGGGATGGCATTAGCTTCTGCTTTAGTCCATTCTTTGAAAGGTTCCAGCTCTGACCACTTGCTAAGGAATACAAAGTCTTTTTTCAGTGTCGTTGCTTTCTTCTTGTACTCGACAGAATGTTCCGCTGCAATAGGACCATGTTGGATGTCGCCGCATTGTAAATCTTCCAAGAAACAGATATTGGCGGCTTCCCATGGATTGATCGTAGTGCGATTATGAGAAGCATCTTCAATACGTACAGCCGGGCTCACTAAGACGATCTGAACACCTTCTGTATTCTCTTGTGCAGAGAGATATTCATTGATAACTTTCTTGGAAATAGTCAGCTTTTCTTTCTGATTGATCCAGCCTTTAACTTTCTCGATAACGGCTTTCTGTTTCTTCAATAAAGCAAATCGATCTTTGCGCATCACTACATACTTAATGGTAACACCATCAGCAGAGGCAGCAACTACTGTATCTTCAATGTCTTGCAATCCGTCTGCTGTGTTTGCATTTGCCCAGTCAGCAGCGGAAACCTTTTTATTTTCATTCTTCATACCACAACCAACAAATTCCTCGGTAACAATACCGTTATTATTGCTTGAGTTTAGAGTGAACCCACCTTTAGACATCAACTGCATACACCACCATTCGAAACGTCCACGAACAGCGTTATATACAAAGTCCTGATCTTTGAAAGCGAGGTCAAGGATAGATTTCAAATCCGAATCACCTTCACAATCACGGCTAAGTTGCCGGTATTCGTTCCAGTCGCTTTCATTCATACCACGCTTAACGGCAGTCTTGGGGATATCACCTGACATCTTACCTACAACTTCACGTTTCTTTTGCGGTGCAGAAGAATCAAAGCTGATAACGTCTGCAATAACAGGAGCACCTTTCTCTCCAGTCAAAGTTTCCCATTTCAGAGAATCTTTCTGCTTTACACCGAAGAAGTTAGGGAAGAAGACCGGCTTAACCTTACGTGAGTTAAGTCGTGCTCCCATGTTCTTACGGTTCACTTGTTTAATTAAACTTCTTTCCATATATCATTATTTTAATGGATTAGACAAAACGGATAAAACGGAGCAACGCTTTAATAGCGTCGTCAACAGGGTAGGGCATTACTGCTTCATTAACAGTACCACGCACCAAGAGGCCTGACTGCTGGTTGGCTACGGTCACATCAACCTTGTTCATAGTGATAACCTCCGGGGTATACTTGAACTTTGCAGCTTTGGCAGCAGCTTTAGCAGTAACAAGAACTAAGACATCATTAATCTTTGCGGCTCCAATGGCTCCGGAAAGAGTTATTGTGTCATAAGCTGCATTGGTTTTGTCAATTGCAGAGATTACATCAGAAGCTCCGGTTAAAGCACCGCCGACTGTAACAGCTTCCCCAACTTTAAACGCATGCTTCTTTGCGATTTGAATAGCAACAGCATCGGCGGCTGCGACAGCAGTAACTTTTCCGGTTTTAACAACATGGTAAAGGCCATTAGCATCTTTACCCACAATTACAAGCGGAGGAAGCTCGTCGATGATTCCCTTCAGTTCCGCGCGGGCAATAGTTCCACCGCCCTGAATGTCCTCGATAATCTTTTCGATACCAGGAGCATACTGAAATTCACTTTGTTTTTTTCTGAACATAGCTTTAAATATTAATAATTATTCTTCCAGACCAAGGCTAGCAGTGCCATTATCAGAGCTTTCCTCGTCCTCCATTAACTTCAACCATTCCTGTTCGGTACGTTCTTTAGGCTTATAGGAATTAGGCTTATAATCACCACCGGCGATCTCATCATCAATAACAGATTGTTTGATTTCGGCATATTCTTCCTGCAGCTCTTTTATCTGTTCTTCAACAGAAGTTTCAGAGTTGACGTCAATACGATTGAACCATTTTGCAGGGAGTTTAGAATCTGCAAACAACGCCTTAGCTGATACTTGCTTGGTAGAAGTTGTGACTGTTGAAGCGACAGTAGAGACAGATGCAGCCAACTCGGAAATCTGTTTCTGCTGGGCTTTCAACAACTTAACAACAGAAGCTGGCAACCCTTCGAGATCTTCGTCCTCGTCTTCATCTTCTTCGTCATCTTTCGGCTTCTTTGTTTTTTTAGTCTTAGTTGTCTCAATAGGTTTTCCATCCTTCAAACCGTGTTTTTTCTCATAAGCGGCAATAGCAGCATCAATACTGGCTTGACTGCCTTGTTCATTTGATACCAAGTCCGGAAGAATATTATCCTTGAATAGCCCAATATAGTTATCCAGGTTCTCTTCACTTTCGATGTCGAAAAGAGCTTGCACCTTGGCCGCATACTTTTCAGGAATTCCAGCTTTTTTCAAAGCTGCTTTGATGGTTGCTAAAATCTTCATACTTTTTTCCTTAAAATATATTGGGAGTAAATTTTTCCTGCTTATATATTTTATTTCAGAATCAAATGCATACATTTGCAATTAAGTAAAAGCGTAGAATGGATTATATAGAAGATAGACATGAATATTACAATGTGTATATATCTAAGTGTACACAATGCAAGCATTTTAATTTTGATAAGTTAAAATGCCCAGTATACCCTAATGGCATTCCTGTTAAATACCTTGATGGCTCACAGGTACATGACAAAAGAGAAAGCGACCAAAAAGGGGAGCTCGTCTTTCTAAAAGAATCCAGTTAACGAGTTTTCGCTTTTGTATAACTCCATTTCATTTTTTCCGCTACCCGTTTCCATAATATGTGATAATGAACCGCCGAAGCCATTGTTGGGGATAGTGTATTATTATTGATTCTAGCAGTAAACTCTGCTCTTAGTTTGTTATTCTCCCGATTCACTAGCTTTTCGAATTTACTAATTGTAATTCCCCATCCTTCTTCGGGACGTTTCATAGCGAATGTATAATTAGGTGTTACAGCTCTCATTTCTGATACATTATGGGCTATTGCAAGATACATATCAGCCGGACTGAATGAGTTACCTATTCGTCCCAAACTCTTTTCTGGCTCTTGCCATCCTCTTGGGTGATTATGTGTAAAAATGCAATCTTTCATCTTCGCACATTCTTCATCCGTAAACTCAACACTATATTTGGCTCCGCGCTTATCGATTACAACATTACCATTCTTGTCAAATAAGACTCCTGTCTCAAAGCTTTTATTCAGGCGTATTTCATTCTCTGTGTTGGTTATTTTGTTATAGAGTTTTCGTTCATTCCATTTTTGTTTAATATCTGTAATTTCAGCATCAGTCTTGATACGTTTAGCTTTTTGAATAGTAGCGACTTCCTGAACCGAAATTTTTTTGCTAATATTCTCCATTCTAGCATTAACTTTCGCCATCAAACGTTCCATCATTGCGCTTGTTTCCTTACCCAATTTAGAACGTTCTGAACCCATAAACATAGAAAAAGCTTCTGCAAAGTACTCATGCTCTTGAGTACTTGAATAATAACCGAGTATATTGTGTGTCTCAATTATGCCATTTCTTGTGACGTTGGCTTTTGAGAATGTATTTATTACATCCATTTTCATGGAATACATATTCAAAAGTTTATGTCCGAGTTCATGGTCCACAATAGAACGAACAACATCATTTTCATCAGCGTAATAATTGTATTTAATTCCTCGTTGTCTCCATGCCATTTCATTTTTCCAAATGCTATCCTTACGCTTTAACTTGCCTATATTAAAGTTTATGCTATTGCTTAGTTCGTCCCACGATGCATGAGCTTGTTTACTACGAGGAGCACCGAAATTCCTAAATTTAGGTATTCCAAATTCATTCATTCTGCTGTTTAGCTGATTTACAATATCTGAAATGATAGGTAAATCTGTCTTCTTTATATCAATAGAAATATTATCAGCGATATTTGCTTGAATGAAATCTATAGCCTGTTGAGGGGTAGTGAATGTTACAAATTCAGTTTGAGCTTTCGTTACTTTATCTCGTTTATCTATTTGAATTGGGGTGGTTATTGTTGGTTTCGGTTTTAATCGTTCATTTACATTTCCTTCTTTGGTGAAGTTATCCTTATACCAGAAAGCCGATTGCAATCCATCTTTATTCTCGTTGACGAAATCCTTTGCTCCCTGGGGAATGTCTGTAATAACCTGCTCTTTCGGAACTGTGTCATTCAGCAGGAAATCAGCAAAATTTTCTGGTTCCATCGTAATGGGAGTAGCGAAGCAGATACAGAAAGGATGGAAGCCTGTAAACTTGAATGTTTTAGGATATTTTCCAACCATCGCATCACAGATCTTACACGGTCCGCGATTATTGGCCGAACGCTGTATCTCAATTCCTAGTATAAAATCCTGTTTACTCCAACGTTCATAGTCTGCACTACGATAAGCTGTGTTCGTAGTTGTTGCAGATGTTCGGAGAGCGTTCTTGTATGCAGAGCGGTATACACCTTGCCCTGGATGATAATCTTTCATCGGTTGTGATAGAACCAATTCACCTTTCTCATTCCGGATCCGGCGAAAACGTTTTTGAGGATTGTGAAGAATCTGTCGAATATCGCTACTGATTCCGTTCGAATTACGACCGGAAACTACTCCACTATCAAGATAGAACTCAAGTTGCGATTTCGTTTGCTGTGTAATATTCCAAACTCTATCAGACAATTTTAGACCGTTGGAATCTATATCATTCTTTAGAGCCTCAAATGCAGATAGGTTATGAGTAAACATTCCATCCTTAGTTGCGCTAGAAATAGCCATTCCCTTGATGAACTGGGAAATAAAATCATCATTCTTTCTCTCTGCTCGTTCCCAGCCATCCTTTTGGAATGCGGAAATATTAGCATATAACATTGATTCAAGATTCAGCAGTTCTCGGTCAACCGCGTTCTCTATTCCCTGATTACGTAGCCATACGTTATTTTTCCCCGCATCATCCCACTTGCGGAGATACGGGGAAACAGAAAGTATAAACTGATTAAAGATATTGGCTATTACAGCCTGTTGTGCAGCAACTTTCTGTATATGCTGTTTATCGTAGAAGGAAAGTTCAGGCATAGTTAAAGTGTAGCTCCTATGAATGAATTGTTTTGAGCGGTATCTTTCTCATCTTGTTTCTTGCGGGCTAGCTCTTCTTCAACGTTATCCGTATATGGCGAATTTTTAATGATTGTCTCTTTGCTATTAAATTGGGATGCTGTTTCAAGATTTTTAAGCTCTTCTGCCAGGTCTTGTGGAAGAATGCTGCCGAATTCAACTTCAATATAGTTATCGTTTAGCTGCGATGCATACTTCGTATGCGTGATGTTAGCCATTCCTGCTTGAACTATTGACACAGTACGTTGAACTGCAGGACCGAAGATTTCCATCTGCTCACTGGCTTTAATTTCTGCGTCAATCAGCATAAATCGGCGAGATGTTCCGCTTAAATTACCTAACCCCATTAGCTTATTCATTGATAAATCAGGACTGGAAGCTCCGGAATGTATGGCGTCGTCCAATTGGTTAAGTTCAAGTGTTACGGACTCGCAGGACTGTTGCCACGCTAAGTAATCTGCATCACCGTGATATGATGTACCGGTATCAGGGTCTACTTCCATTCCGAAGTTCAATTCTTTGCCTACAGTTTCTTTACTAGGTAAGTTTGCAAGACCATAGGTCTTTAGAATTGGTTCAGAGAAGTAATCGTTCGTATCTGACAAACGGGAAAGTCTCATCTCTTTTTTATCCATCAAATTAGCAACATCATCCCAATCAGGACAATCGACCTCGGCATATACTACCGGAATCTTGCCAAAGAGGTTTTTTGTCTTTTTTACTAGCCAAATGCCATCCATAACACCGGAGTAGATAGTATCTTTCGTGTATATCTTCACGCATTCACAAGTACGACCATTAACCTCTGCATTGTATTTATAGAGAAAGCCGTCCATATCGTCGTCTTCGTCGAAATGTGGATAGAATTCACATTCGACATTGCTATCTTTAGGAGTAGAGAGGATTTTAACCTTTAGCTGGCTTTTACCATCATCCCGAGTAACCGGATAGAAAACAATAGCAGCTTTGGTTTCAGACAATACCTTGCGAGCAAACTCTTTCAAAACTGATTGCATCTTGAGTTTACGCTTATAGATATTCTTAAACTCGGTAAAACCGTTATTAGGGTCTTCAGCTGTGATAGTCATTTCACCACCAAACAAAAAGGCAACAGAGGTACGAACTATCTTCTTTGGTAGATTAGTAACAATTTGAGCGACTTCTACAGTTTTATCCTCTAGTCTCCTTGGCTTTTCTTCTCCTGTATCGGGATCAACCTCTTTTTCTGTCTCTGAATATACAGCGATCTTCTTCGGTTCGCGATATCCGACAGATTCTTTACGTCGAGTCCTGTCGCCATCGTATTCTTCCATATACTCGCGAGGATTGCGGTTCTCGCGTGTATCAACGCATAAATCACCTACTATGCTACCGAAGTCTTCATTTCTTAGAATGTCCTTAATATCTGGCATATACTTTTCTCTTAAAATATAAATGCCAAGTGATTATACGAAAAAGGCAGGGACATGATCCCTGCCTAAAAATCTACTTATTTAATTAATCTTTTTAGTTGCCTATACAGCCAGTGCACGAATTGAATAACTGTACAGATGCTGGAAAAAACATAAAGAATTTCCATTCATCATTATTTTAAGGTCTTTTTTTGACGTGACACGGTTGTTCGTGACAAATCCGAATCTTACGAATGGTATTATCTCTTGTGAAATCATGTTTCACGATGCAAATATACGAAATTTATCCGCGGCCCACCTTACGATTCGAAGTTTTTAATTTCAGACCAAGTGATTCGGCGAACTCTGCAAGGATTGTCATGCCATCCGGTGCATCGTCATGAGCATTGTCACCCTCGCGCTTGTAGCTTGTTAATGCTTTCATGAAGCGACTATAATCCGAACCTTTGCTGTATTCCGATTCATCAAGGAAAGCACAGTACTTCTTTATCCAACCGGCCTTCATAATGATTCGTGTTGGTTTATGCTGTGTGGTAGGACGGGCTTGTATGGTGCAAGCTTTCTTTTCCGCTGTTACCAATTTACGGACATGGATAGCAAATATACGTCCTCCGTTGTTTGACTCAATACGCATCTGGTCGCACTCCGTATCAATTACCATTTGAGCCAGGCGCGGCTCTGTAACTTCTACAGGGTCTTTTGTAAATAGTACGTCCGTAATAAAGTACTTCGGCCCGAATACCTTTGCGAATGGTGCGCAAAAATCATCATCTCCCTTGTCTGCCGTATCACAACCACCGATAACGCCATCAGGTTTCTTTCCTGCGATATCAGCACTTTTAAAGCGCATGAGAGCAGATTTAGGAAATAATAGGCCTTTGGCTTCGAAGGGCTCCTGCATATACTCGGCCATCCAGATACTTTCGTCTGTTTCAGAACGTAGTTCCTTGTAGTACTCTGTTGTATGTACATCGGCGCAGAAAGTTTCGTCATTCTCATCCAGCGCAGCAATACGAATGATTTCATTGTACTTGCCGGCTTCTTCCATGCGTCCGAGGACATCATTAGAAGACCAGCGTGTACCGATGTCAATCATGCAGCAGCTTCCTTCAATACGTGAATCGTGCGTACCTTGTTTCCAAGACCATACCTTCTCGTTATTATTATCGGATAACGCATCTTCCAGGCTCTTGTATAAGTCGTCGGTCATGGCGAGCATTGATGCACCGAAACCGATTACAGTTCCGCCAACACCGCCACCGAAATAAGATACCTGGCGAGCGCCTTCCACATTCCAGCTCTTCACATTCTGTTTATCACCTTTCAGATGAATATCAGGGAATATCTCTTTGTAACGCTTAGATTTTACAATATCACGGGTATCGTATGACAGCTTATTGTAAAGAGTATCAGAGCAACAGTTACGCATTACAGATTCTTCCGGGAAGTGACCGTACATCCAGGCTATAAACAATGAGGAAATATAAGACTTACCGGCACGTGGCGGCATACTGACAGCAAGGCGGTAGATAATATTCGCTAAGTACGATGAATATACACGCATAAATGCTTCTGCAATTCTTTTCAGAAACAGACGTTTGGCGAAGAACTTAGGGTCGTAGTATAAGCAGAAAGCCCAGAAATCATTCCGGGCTTCACGCTTACGAAGTATAGTCGCTGCTTTCGCTCGCCTAAGTAATATTTCTCTCTCACTCTTTTTCGCCACGTACGATAGCTGTTAATTGTTCATCTGTCATTGATTCTAGTTCATCGCTAAGATTCACATTTGCGTCAATCTCTTTGCGATCACGCCATTTCTCCGGCTGCCGGTTCTTTAGCCAGAATATAGCAGCTGTCGTATCAGGTGGGTAATGCTCAATATATTCTTTTGAGTCTGTTATTCTTCCTTCGGATGTTGCAAATTTTGTCGCCTTACAGTCATAGCCAATAGCACGATTATAAAGACGGGATGCAACGTTAGCATCTGCAATATTCTTTCCCTTTTTTAGGGACTCAAGAAATTCGGGATAGTCCTTTTTCCATTTGTTCAATGTTTGTTCGGAAACAGAGAAGAATTCGGCTAGCTCTTTATCCGTTGCACCCAACAAACAAAGCTTTAAGGCCTGATCGGAGAACTCTATTCTGTATTCCGATTTACGCCCTCTTTTTTTCTTTTCAGCCGGATTCTTCTTCTCTGTCATAAATTAACCATAACTAACAAACTGTGATAATTCAGCCCTCAATTCAGGCAACTTTCCATTATCAAAATAGAAAGAAGAATGCATTTTTCCTGCTTTTTTCACACCGCGCATCGATTTGCAGAGATGTTCACCCTCCATAATTATTCCAACAGCTAGCGGTGGGTGTTCTTTTCCGAGTGCATCCACTATCATCATAACGACATCTTGAGCTAATCTCTCCTGTACCTGTAAACGGGCTGCACAATAATCGATAACACGGCCAATCTTTGAGATACCTAATATGCTTCCTTCCGGATTAGGAATATAGGCGAACCAATACTTTCCGAAGAAAGGCATCATGTGGTGCTCGCACATTGAGTAGTAGGTACCAGAGTCTGCTACTATGCTATTAAAGGATAATCCATCTTTACCATTGGGGAAAATTGTTACTTTCGGCGCCTGTTCTGGATCGTACCCGCGAAATAGTTCTTTCCACATTCTAACAATACGTTCCGGTGTTCCTTTTAATCCTTCTCGTTCTGGATTGTCACCAATGTACGATAAGATTGTTCTTACTGCACATTCAATATCTTTTGTGTCTGTAGACTTAGTTTCCATTTAGGGTGTTCTTTTACGTAGTTAATAACTTCTTCTGTGTTTTGGCAGGAGCATGGTTGTAGATAATACACGGCTGCTGTCATTGCTTCATAGGCTGATAGGTCCTGTCCTGTATATACGACCTTTATTTCTTGAGGATTGACTATAATAACCTTGCTGCCTTCTTTAGGCGAACAAGTCACCCAGTCAATGTTTCTTGGAATAGGGACGGTCCCGTTTGTCTCTATCTGAACGAACTTCCCTGCCTGATGGAGCTTATTGATAAACTCTCGATCTACCTGCAATCCCGGCTCGCCACCGGTCAAAACAACGAAGCGGGTAGGGTAGAAGCAAATCTCTTTGATAATTTCCTCATCCGACATTTCTCTTCCGGAAGAATGTTGTGTATCACAGAAGGGACATTTCAAATTGCATCCGGAGAAACGAATGAAAACAGCAGGAGTACCAGTACGATAACCTTCTCCCTGAATACTATAAAAAATCTCATTTATCTTTTTCATACCACGCAATATTATTTTCTGATTCTTGTACCATTACTTTAAAACATCCCGGTACCTGACCGCAAATCCATTTTGCCATATTCTCCGCAGTTGTGTTGAATGGAAGAACCTCATTCAGATTCTTGTGGTCCAACTTATCCTGTATTTTTTGTTTGATATGGCTGAAATCAATTACCATTCCATCGGAATTCAGGTCTTTTGCCTGGCACCAAACAATTATAATCCAATTGTGCCCGTGCAGGTTCTGACATTTACTTTCGTAGGATAGCTTCAAGCTATGTGAAGCTGAAATCTCAATACGCTTTTTTACTGTATACATAATTTTCATCTTTGGTTACCTAATAAATAATCATATTCGTGCAGGCTTAACTCGCCTGCTAAACATACTTTTGCCAATGTGAGTTTAGAACAGGAGTTGAATCTATATTTAGTTATTAGCTGATCTACATTTCTGGCATAAAATTCTAACAGTTTAGATTCATCCAAATCTCCGATATACTTCGGTATCTTTTTTCCATTAATGACAAAAGGCAATTTCGGCCATCTTACGATTGCACTCCACGTCGTACTATCAGCACTCGTGCAAAAGCTATTCTCTTTCAACATCTTCGATTCGGTACACCCTAACAGATGTATGTCAATTTGTGGTTTCCTCTGCTTGATATACCTAGCCAAATGAGCAACATCTGTTTTATAGGTACAACTCTTGTGTATTCTTAATTCTGGAACGCTTATCGCAATGTAATCGGAGAAATCAATCATACGATTTAGACCTTCCTTTCCATCTTCCAAATGAAAGACATTGATTATCCTGTTATTGGGAAGAAGTCGTTTCATTTCTTTTCTAAAAGACCATGCCATTTCCGGAGAGAGGATCTTTTGACAGTCTACTTCAACACATGTACCTTTGAAGCCCGTTTCCTTCACGAAATCAACTAGCTTCAACATCCAAGTGTACAGGAATGCTTCGTCTCGCTTTCCTTTATCAGCTCCAAACATCAGAGTAAAAAGCCCAGAATCCATGATTACATGTTCACCAAGGGAAGATACTAATGAAGGAATGATATTGTTCCTATTCCTATTGGAAAGTTTCCCATTCAGCATCTGCTTTACGAATGGATAGCAAGTAAATAGGAAGTATTTAACTCCGACAGAATGAAGTGCTGTTAGCTTATCTAGATTCTCGCATCCGGCAAAATGGACTTTCAGATTATCTTTGAATAATGGATCCACCGAAACCGTCCTCCAGTACTTTAGCTTCCGACATTTCTGAAAAACGATTTAAAAGCCATGTGGCGACATCTTCACACGAAAATGAACCGAACTCACATGGCGACCCAAATTCTTTCTGTAAATTGGCCGCAAGCTGTTCTTGCATCGTATTAATTTCGATTTCCCTGTTATTGTGTGACACTTTGAACTCACAACTGATAATGAATACATGCCGATGACGTTTCGATAGATATGCGCACGAAGCGGGAGCATCCGGATAGGAGTGAAATCCGATCACTTGATTATATGTTATGACCTTTTTAATCATGTTTTCCCTCCTTCTCGTGCACGTTTTTACCACAGAAAGGACAAATCAAAACCTTTTCTTTCTTGGATGCCAGCTGTGTACTTCCACTAAAGAAATCATCTAATTTATCTTCATCGATGTTGAAGTTCGGAATATCCAGATTCCAGTCACTTAGCTTATCAAGGCCGATGTCCTCAACAATAGCAGAGAAGTTAAAATGAGAAGTGTCGGAAGTATGATTGTCCGCTAAGGCAAGCAACCTTCTTTTTTCATCTTCCGTAGATAAGTCGGTACGCTTAATAACGACTAACTCTTTACCATCGGACTCGATAATTCGTACTTTGAGTCCTAGCTTTTGAGCTTCCTCATAGACACCGTTTCCAGCGATTAACACACTATTCCGGTCAGCCAACACGGACCGACCGGCTCCACATTCAACAAGGCTTTTGTGGATAAGCCGCTTGTTTTCGTCCCCATGGATACGATAGTTCCGGGGATCAATTGTAATTTTTTCTTTTTCTTCCATGACCAAGGAATTTCAATTAAAATATAGATTCCCCGGCTATTTTCTTTCTAATAAGTTCTTGTACTCCGTTATATATCTCATATAGCTGCTTCAATGTCTCCGGGCCTTCCCATTCAGAGAAATTTCCATCCTGGAAGAAATGAAACT